TTATATCAATTCTATGGCTTTTCGTAGTTCTTCAATATCTTTATGTGTATAAATTTTTTCAGTAGTGATGAAGCTGTTATGGCCAATTAATTTTTTAATAGAGGTCGAATTTGCTTCAGCATTGTTCAATAAAGTAGCAAATGTATGTCTTGCATCATGTGGCTTATGAGACATTCCAAGTTGTTCCATTATAGGCAAGAATTTTTCTCTATAGTAATTATCATATAGCATTTGTTCATCTTTAACGTTAGTTACTAAATATTCATGTCCGCTATTAGCTCTATTAACCACCATATTAAATATTTTAGGGTTAATAGGTATAATCCTATCTTTTCCTGCATCAGTCTTAATACCGCCTTTAATAGTCCTATTATTAATATCAATATCAGAACACTTTATTAATAGCAGTTCTCCAACCCTTAGACCAGTATAAATCATTATTAAAATTGTATCTACAAACGGAATTTCTGGTTCAACTTCAAACAATCGGTTAATTTCATCTAAGGAAAAAGGTTTTCTAGATGATCCATCTGTATTTTTGCCAATATCAACATAATCAGAATAATCTTTTGATACTATATCATTTTCCATTGCATATTTAAAAAGCTGATTGTATAAGCTCTTTATCTTTCTAAGTGTTCCATGTCCCTTATTACAATTAGTAATTACTTCTTGCATGTGCATTGTTTTAATGTCAACAAACTTCATATTATGTAGACTCTCAGACAATTTAAACGAAGCGTTATATCCATTAATAGCAGACTGGCTTATGCCTTCAAATTTGTTTTCTTTCCATTTATCAAACACTTCAGAAAAAGTAATTGTACTAACTTCAATCGAATAAGGGTTTCTATTAAAATCTGCCAAGGCAGCAATAGCATCTTTTCTGCTTTCATAGTATCCAATAGTTCTATATAATTGTTTTCCAGCATCATCCCATCCTATGGTCTTTCTAGCCATAAAGGGTTTTCTCCTTTTTCCTTTAAGTTTATATACAGTTCCATATCCATTAGGATTCCTCATTACATAACAGTCCTTTCTTTTATCTTGTTGTTATAATATTCATACAAATACTTTGAAAAGTACATTTAGAAAGAATACATATTTTAATGCGAAATAAGTATTCTAAATACAGCAAGCTTCATAAGCGACTTCATTCTTTTTTAATATGCTTTTTATTTTGCTGTATCTTTTTTCGTCTATAACGATTGAATAAATTTTATATTGAAGTATTTCATCTGTTATATTGAAACAATCACAAATATCACAAGGAGTAGATATACAATTACATAATGCTTTGGCAAAGTCCTCATCACTGATTAAGAAATTTGCTGCCCAATATTTAGCTTGTTTTTCCTTTTTGTTTTTTTGAAGTTTTTCAGAATAAGATCTAGATCTCTGAGGTAAGTTTCCTAGAGTAGTAAAATGATGTCCCAGTTCTTCACTAAGAATGGATATAAGTCTACACCTATCATTTATAATAGACTTATCAATAAATATAGTTGGAGGGAAGCCAGGAATATTAAGATATAATCCTTTAGTGTTGCTATGATTAATATTAGTTTCTTCAATAATTATATTTTCTTTTTCCATCACTTCAAAAAGTTTACTTAATTTCTTCATATGTCCATCACCGCCATTATCAGTATTTGTGATAATATTATAATACGAATGTATGTTTGGTGCAAGAGCATTAAAAAAGGTATTCATCACGAACACCTTTTAGAAATTATATGTTTTACTATTATTTATATATTCATTTTTTAGCGTCTCTAATGATTTTATCCGGTCAAATAAAATTTTCTCATATGTCTATCACCATGATGATATTTATGGTATTATTATAATATAATGAGAACATATGTTCAACAATATAAATATAACTTTAGATATTTTATTTATTAATAAATTTGTTATATTTGTTTACAAATGTCTATAATATTAATAATATTAAAATAAGATATTACTTTATGGGGAGGAGAGATAGTATGGAAAATAAATTCAAAGAAATAAAGGATATTATATTTTCTTTTGTGGTAGCTGTAGTGGTCATGAAAATAGGATCTCTTCTAAAAATAAATAATGAAATAATACAATATTTTGTTACTAAAGTTATGCCATTATTGATAATGACATATACTGTTATAAAAAATAAGCCATCTGTTTATCTTAAATATTTTACGTTTAGAAAGAAAAGTAAAAATATTCAATTTAATTTTATACTTAAGTATTCAGAGATTATTATAGATGATAAAAGTGAATACAAAAATATAATTGATAAATTTATTGAAAAGTATAAAGGCGGAGATATTAAGATTTTACGACAAAACATAGGAAGTGAAGTATGCATAACATCATTTATTATTAATTCTGTAAATTATGAAATAAATTATGATGATATTGGTGAATCTTTAGAATTAATAATAACATCTCAATTGAATTACAGAAATTTTTTTGATAAGGTGGAAAAAGCAGCAAGTGTGATAACAGATATTTCTGCAGCTAGTAAATTGAAATTTAATAGAGAGTTTACAAAGATAAATATTGATTATTTAGATGATAAAGAATTAATAAGTAATCCATTTTTTAAAAAAGTATATACTGGATTTGATTTAAAATCAGCGGAAATAAAATTTATAACCAAGAAAAATACAACTGTTAGATTGGGTAACAGTTGTATAGGATTTACCAGTAATGAAAATGCAACAGAACTAATAAAAGATATGAAAACAATTATTTCAATTTAAACTAATAAATTTGAGTATATATCTTGAACCAATTTAATTGCATCGGTTTCTTCTTCGTGGTGGTATAATATTATACCACCATCTTTAGTTATCATAATGGTTTTCTGTTCACCAGAATAATCATAAATTAAGGTTAAATTGGAGATTTGGGCACCAGTAGCCTTTACGGTCTTATACTGATCAGAAGTAACTACATTAGGTCCTAAAAAAGCTAGTGCATTTAAATTATCATCGGGAATTTTGCCTAACCAAATGGATTTTATTCCCAGCTGTTTTTGATCTCTAATTATTCGTTCAAAATCAACACAAATTCTTTCTAATTTAATATTAGGTTCAGTACCGTATCTTTTTACATATGTATTAAACATATCTTTATTACAATTAAAAAGTAATAAATTTAAATTTCTATTATAATAAAAGTGAGCATCCTCAATTAATATAAATTGAGTAAAAATCTCTTCTGTATAATATGCTCGTCCACGTTTATTAACTAAAGTTTCACAGTTTAATTCATACCTAGTAAGATTATTTATTGATTGATTATCAGATTCTTTAAAAGATATACTAGGACTATTATTTTGGACTGTTGGTATAGCTAATTGTTGAGCATTAACCGTTAAATTTGTATCATTAAATATTGGGCATTTTATTATATAATAAGCCTGCATTAATTCACCTCTTTTGTTCATATTATATAATTTAGAAAAAAATCTATTTTATGATAAATTATTACACAATTATTTAAAAATATAGGTGTTCGTGATGAACACCTTTATTTATTATCCTTATATTTTTGCTTTATATATTCAACAAAATTATTAATTTCTTCTAAAGCTTCCTTCGGAAGATCATCATAATCGGTATCACTATGCAGTGCAATAGTTATGTTTGGATCTTCGGTATAGTTTCTTATATCACTTAATCCCATCAGCCAATCTAATGAAACATTATAGTCAAGTGCAATTCTTTTTTTTAATTCATCATCAGGGCGGCTACTTCCAGATTCATATTGAGATACTGTAGATTTTTTTAAAGAATATGGTTTTCCAAACTCTTCTTGAGTTAGATTAGCTTCTAAACGTAAAGTTTTAATTCTATTGCCCAATATATTTGCTTCCATTTTGCACCTTCCTTTAATGTTTAAAATATTTAAACTTAACTATATTTTATCATAAGAATTATCACTAGAAATAAAGTTTGAAAAAATTAAACTTTTTGTAAAAAAGCCGTTGACAGTTTGAAAAACTAAAACTATAATTAAATTATAAAGTTTGAATATCTCAAACAAAAGTGAAGAGAGGTGATGCATACGAATACTAATTTATTAATAAAGTTTAGAGAACGAAAGAACTTTTCGCAAGAACAAATGGCTAAAATGCTAGGTTATAAAAGCAAAGGTAGTTATTCGCTAATTGAATCAGGAAAAACAAAGGTTCACATAAATCTTGCAAACAAGATAACCCAAATTTTAGAATTAACATCAGAAGAAGTATTAGCTCTTTTTTTTAACAAATAAGTTCTAGAAATTCAAACTTATTCTTATATTTTAATTCATGGAAGGGAGAAAATAAATGGTACAAGAGTACAGAAATATTTACCAAATAGCGAGAGAAAGTAAAGGCTTGACCCAAGAAAAGGCATCGGAGCTAATGGACATATCTGTTGACAGCTTAAGAGCATATGAAGGAGGAAGAAGAGTTCCACCAGATCGTATTGTTATAAAGATGATTGAGATTTACGATACTCAATATTTAGCATATCAACATTTAAAAACAAGTGCTGAGATTGGGCAGAAATATTTGCCTAATATCGAAATTACAGAGCTTCCAATAGCTATATTAAAGCTTCAGAAGGAAGTCACAGATTTTATTAAATACAAAGATCTAATGATTCAAATCACATGTGATGGAATTATTGATGATGAGGAGAGACCACAATGGAATCAAATAATGAAAGAGTTGGATGATGTTGTTGAAGCTATTATGGCCTTGAAATTCGCAAAATAAAGGAGTGTTTACAAAATGGTTGGGAATATAAAAGTAGAAAAGGCAGCTCAAATTATGGGAAAGTCCCAGCAGTTTGTAAGAATTGGATTACAACGTGGATTATTACCATTTGGAACAGCTATAAAAATGTCTAGTATGTGGACTTATCACATATCACCGAAATTATTTTTTGATTATGTAGGTCTTGAATTTAGAGAGATAGAAGGAGGTAATGAAAATGTGCAAAATTAAATGTCCACACTTTATCCACAATAGCCATAAATTGCGTAATAAAATTGTGGATAAAAAGAGTAGAAAAATTCATTTGATTAGGTTTTGTTGTGGTAATCATGCGGTATGTAATTTGTGTAAGGAGGATTAGATTATGAACAGATATGATGTTGAGATATTATATCATGAAAATGGATTAAATGACTATAAGCTTACTAGCTTAGAAGATTTGAAAAATTGTCATGGTATTGATGCAGAAAAAGTTAAAGGTTATGAGGATTTAACAGAAGAGAATAAAGTGATTTTTAAAAAATTCATAATTAATTATTTTAATGCTAGAGGTATAGATGCAAGAATGATTACTACTCCTAAAGCAATTAATTATGTTGAAGATATAGATCATGTAGCACAAGATCCAGATGATGAAGAATGTGTAGTAAGTGTATGCAATTTAATTAATGTAATTAAAGCTGATGGGAGGAAAAGGCAGTTACATAAGTATGTACGTAAAGAATATAAAGATTTAGTTCCAACAGAGCATTATAGAAAAGAATATTTAAGATTTGCATTTTTAGAAGGTAAAAGTAAAGTTTGGTTACATGTAACTCATGAAGGCAAACAATGGTACTAATAAAAAAAGAACCTTATATAAAGGTTCAACCAATGTTTGAGATACGGACGGCTATCCGTATCTCCATTATATAGAAAAATGGAGGGAATGTAAAGATATGAAAGTTATAAGTTTTTTAAATATAAAAGGTGGAGTTGCTAAAACAACTTCATGTGTAAATGTAGCAGCAGAGTTGGGAAGACGAGGGAAAAAGGTCTTGATTATAGATCTTGATCCTCAAAGCAATGCTACAAAGTACTTAAATGTGTACAATCCTAACACTAAGGGAACATATGAATTGCTTGCTGGTGAAGATGTTCCAATACAAGGAACTATATATAAAAATCTTTGGATTGTTCCAGCCAACATAAATCTCATTATGAGTGAAGGTGAAATACTTGCAGATACTAAGAAAGCTAGAGAAACAAGGCTTAAGAAATGGCTTAATAGCAAGAAAGAAGATTCATTTGATTATATATTAATAGATTGTCCGCCTAGTTTAGGAATGTTGTCTATTAATGCATTGGCTGCTAGTAAATATGTCATTGTTCCTTTGAAAATAGATAAATTTGCACTAGATGGGTTTGAATATCTAATGGGTAGCATTCAAGGAGTTAAAGAAGAATTTAACGATGAATTAAAATTGTTGGGTATTTTGGTAACAATGGATAGAGCTACAACAATCAACAGAGAAATAAAGCAAGAGCTTAAAGAAGAATTAGGGGATATGCTATTTAAACAGAGCATAAGGGATAATGTTGATGTGATTAAGAGTACTTTTAATTCTACTCCAGTAATTTATTTTAATGCAAGAGCAAACGCATCTAAGGACTATAAAGGTTTTGTGGAGGAAATGCAGCAATGTCTTATTTAAAAGGTATAGCAGATAGGATAAATGGAGTAGAGAATAAAGGATTCACACAGGAGCTAGATATAAATAGTCTAGTTCCTTCACAAAATAATTTTTATGGTATTCGTGAGGTTGAGGAGCTTGCAGAATCCATAAGAGAAAATGGTCTTATGCATAACTTGGTTGTTAGAAAAATTAATGATGATATGTATGAAATTATTTCAGGTGAAAGAAGATATAGAGCTTTAAAGAATCTTGGCTATGATAAAGTTCCATGCCAGGTAAAAGAGATAAGCGATTTAGATGCAGAGATAATGCTTATTCAAGCAAATGTTGAGCAAAGGGAATTACTGCCCACTGAAAAGATGGAAGGTATACGAAGGCTTAAAGCTATCTATGAGCAAAAGAAGGCAAGTGGTGAGCAATTACCTAAAGGAAAGATTAGAGACCTAATAGGAGAGGATATGAAGCTTTCAGGTGTACAGGTAGGAAGATATCAGAAAGTGGATAAGGACTTGATAAAGCCACTTAAAGAAAAGCTTGATAAGGAGGAGATAACACTCACTCAAGCTCATACACTTAGCAGTTTAACTAAAGATGAACAAGAGATTATACATGAAGAAATTAAGGAATTGAATGCTAAAGAGTCGAAGGAAGAGATAGAGACACTTGTTGAAGGAATTAAGCAGCCTGTTAATAAGAAAGATAAGAAGTTTTTAGAAGAAATGTACCCAAAATCTAGATCTAAGGAAGTCATATTTGAAGAATTTGAAAACATGATTAAATATGATCCAATACCAAAATTAATAATATTATCAGCAGCTAAGGCTGTTTTAAATACACAGAAAGTAAGAATAGTAAATGGAACATTAAGCGTTGAATTAACTGGTGAAGACCCAATTAATTCATTTAGGATTGAATTTAAAACATTTGATAAAGTTCAAGAAATACTGATAGAAGAGAATAGACGAGTTGCATTAGAACATGGATATAAAATAAACGAATGCACTTACCTTTGGTTTAAAAATGGAGGGATATTGAATGAATGACGAACTTTTTTGTACTGGAATATATGAAGATGGATATGGAGTTATCCCTAAACAAGTAATGCGAGATTCTAGTATATCCACTGGAGCAAAATTAGTATATGCATACATATGTAGTTTTGCTGGAGCAGGTGGAAACGCCTTCCCATCTCTTGATTTAATATGCTCCGAATTATGTATATCTGAAAAAAAGATGTACAAATGTAGAAATGAACTTATAGATAAGGGGTTAATTACTGTCAAAAAAAAGAGAATAGGAAGCAAATATTCTAATAATATTTATACATTGGTGACTAATCCTAGCAAGCAAAAAACAATTGAACCAAGTAAAAATGGACGTATCCAAAATGAACCAAGTAAAAATGAACCTGTCCAAAATGACCACGTTCAAGAAAGTGAGGAAATAAGCCAATCTTTTGAACCTAGTCAAAATGGACATGTCCAAAATGAACCCTGTCCAAAAGTGTGTACTATAAGTAACAGTATTATAAATAAAAAAGAAAAAAGAAAAAGAGATAAAACGGAGTTTGATATTTTAGTTAATGAATACACAAAGAATGAAAATTTAAGAAGCACAATCTATGAATTTATAAAACATAGAAAAACTATCAAAGCATCATTAACAACTTTAGCACTAAAGAAAATATTAAATAAACTTAATTCCATAGCATCAGATGATACTACTAAAATTACTATTTTAGAAAATAGCATAATGAATGGTTGGCGTGGAATATTCCCATTAAAAGAACTGAATCAGTCAAATGTAATTCCAATCCAATCCAAGACCAAAGAACCAGTTAAAATAGATAAATCAAAGTTAGGAGCGTTGTAATATGGAAATTCTAGATAAGATGATGCCTAATAATATTGATGCAGAGCAAGCAATTCTTGGATGCATAATGAATAATACAGATAAATTACTGGAAGTTGAGTTGATGTTATTACCAGATGATTTTTATATTGATAAGCATAAGAAAATATATGAAATAGTAATATCTTTATTCAATCGAGGAATTGGAGCGGATCTAGTTACAGTGTTAGAGGAAATAAGAAAGAAAGATTTACTTGATGCATGTGGAGGCGTCACATATGTATCTGAATTATCAACTGCATATTTTGAAAGTATTAATGTTTCAAGTTATGCAAACATAGTTAAAGAAAAAGCAAATAGGCGAAAATTGATTAGAGCGAGTAAAGCTATGTTAGAGGGTGCTTATGAGGAAGATATTAAAAGCGTAATCGATAGAACCGAAAATGACTTATATAAAATATCAAGTAATCAAAATACAAATGATTTTGTTCCAATCGATAAAGCAGTAGAAAAAGCATTCATAAATTTAGAGAAAAGATTCAATAATGGTGGAGATTTAATTGGACTATCAAGTGGATTTTCAGACTTAGATAAAATTACATGTGGATTAATAAAAAAAGATCTTGTAATAATAGCAGCAAGGCCTTCAATGGGTAAAACAGCTCTAGCACTAAATATAGGACAAGCAGCATCCAAAGATGCAAGTGTAGCTATATTTTCATTAGAAATGTCTAATGATCAGTTAACAGATAGATTACTATCCGCTAAATGTTTAATTGAATATTTGAAAATTAAAACTGGTCAATTAAATGACAAGGAGTTCGAGGACATTTCTATTGGGGCTAATGAGTTAATGGCAAGGAAATTAGTTCTAGATGATACAACAACTATTTTAAGCGACATAAAAGCTAAATGCAGGAAGCTAAAAATTCAAAAGGGCTTAGATGTTGTAATAATAGATTATTTGCAGCTAATAAGAACAACAATGAAAACATCAAGTAGAGAGCAAGAGGTATCGCATATTTCAAGAGAGCTTAAGGCACTAGCTAAGGAATTAGATATTACTATGATTGCTTTATCTCAGTTATCAAGAGCTCCAGAACAAAGAGCAGATCATAGACCGATTTTATCTGACTTAAGAGAATCAGGATCTATAGAACAAGATGCAGACGTAATTCATTTTCTCTATAGAGATGAGTATTACAACAAAGAAACGGAAGATAAAAATATTGCGGAAGTTATTACAGCTAAGAATCGTAATGGTCAAACAACTACTACTAAACTTGCATGGTTAGGGCAATTTCAGAGATTTGGGTCTCTAGATGTTATAAGGAGGTAGAGCGAATGGAGAATAAGAATGAAATTATAGATAAGGTTGTTAAAGCATATTTTGAAAAGCCTGATAAAACTTTAGAAGAAATTTTTAAGGAATATACAAAAGGATTTTCGGATGATAAAAGAAGATCTTTCTATAAAAAAATAAAAGAAATAGTAAATTGAAGTACTTGCAGGACTAGGAGCGTTGGCAGGGGTTACGAATTGTTAATGTTAAGGTTACTGCAATAAAAAAAATATGCAAGGGGAGCAATCCTCTTGTAGTAAATAAGGTGTAAGTATGGATATTAAGATAGATAAAACAATTGAATATAAATTCCTAGAAGCATGGGAAAAAGGAATAGATGATAAAAATGTGATAATTACTAGCAAAAAAAGTGGCGAAAGCTACAAAATTGATATATCAGAAAAGCAGAATAAATTAAAGTTTTATAATCCAGTAATAGCTAATTGGCAGTCATGTACTTATGTGTTGCCAGAAGAAATATTTGATGTGTGGTATGTAACTAGAGAGCGGTATATTTAGGAGGTGCGGAATGGAAGATATTATATTTAAAATACAACGATTATTAGCATTAAGTAAAAGCTCTAATGAAAATGAAGCTCAGAATGCTATGATGATGGCTCAAAGACTGTTAGTAAAATATAAGTTATCGATAAAAGATGTTGAGCAATATAAAAAAGATTTTATAAAAGTAGATGAAAATAGAACAGGAATAAAGTTCAGAGGTTCGAACTGGAAAGCAAACTTATCAAAAATAATAGCAGATAACTTTGGTTGCTATCTATTTTATAGGACAGGAAAAACACATGAAATATGCTTTTACGGAAAAGAAGAAGACGTAATAATTTGCAACATAGTGTTAGAGTATGCTATTAAATCGATTAATTCAAATGGAGATAAGCTGATAAAAAAGCTTAAGCATGATAGGAGAAGAAAGCATTTTAATGGAATAAAAAATGACTATGCTTTAGGCTTTGTTAAAGGATTAGATGAAAGGTTTAAAGAGCAGCTTAAATCAAATGAAGAATGGGCGTTAGTTTTGGTTAAGGATCAAGTTGTAATAGATAGCTATAAAAGTTTCTCAAGTAACTTTGGAACAATCCAAACGCAAGTGAATTTTAATAAACATTTATTTGCATTTAAGCTTGGGAAAGAAGATGGTAAGAATTTTGATATTTCAAATAAGATTGAAAATGAAGTTGAAGAAACTGAATTATTAGGGTAAGTAGTTTACCAGTTGTAGATTAAATCAAAGAAAAATTAAATTAAAGTGAGGTAATAAATATGAATATAGATATAAATGCTATTGTAAATAAAAAACTAAAGGAAATGGAAGATAACAGTACAATTGAAAAATTATTAGAAGAAAACATTGAAAAGGCTATTGTTAAAGGAATTGAAGGAGCACTAGATAGTTATAGTTTAAAGCGTCAAATAGAAGATAAAGTTGAAAAACAAGTTTCAGAAGTAGTAAAAGAAATAGGTTTTACTGGGTATAACGGATTTATAGCAGAAAAAGTTAAAATGATAACAGAAAATATGTGTAGAGAAGATATTGCAGAGAAGATTCAAAAAACATTTGACGAACTTCTAATAGTTAAGAGAGAAAGCATTAAACTATCTGAAATTTTTGAAGAATATAGAAACTATATGTGTGAGACTACAGATGAAAGTGAAAAGTATGACTTAGGCGGAAGTTTTTATGTAGAAGTAAACGAAGAGGAAAGTTATAGATGGATAACTTTCAAAATGGCTAAAGAGAAACCGGAAAGATATTCATATAGAAGCGAAGGCAATTATATTGAGTTTACTGTTCATAGAAATTCATATAAAGAAGATGATGAGGGATATAAGAAAGGATGGATGGGAACTGTTTATCTAGGAGAAAAGAACTTAAAAGATACATTGAGAATTGGAAACATGTCAAAAATAGAGTCTTTAATAACTAATATTTATTATAATAAAACACCAATAATAATTGATATTGAATGCGAAGATGATATAGATAATTACTTTGATGTAGATATTTAATAATTCGTGGTATGTAGATAATGTGAAGAATTGAAAGGGGAGAAATTATGGAAAGATTAACTAAAAACACAATAGGTTGTTTTGAATATGACTTGAAAGAACATAAGCATAAAGCAGGGGAATTTAACACTTATGATGCTTTCTTTAATTATAGTATGGCAATAAAGCAACTTGGGAAATATGAGGATGCAAATGAGCCAAAACCAATTGAAGAATGGCACGAAGATGATGGCGATTGTTTATGGTGGAAGTTCCCAATAGAAGAAGCACCATATTGTGGAAATCCATTAGATGTAAATTTTCCGGATTACGTAACTCATTTTACAAGATTAGTTTTACCAATTGGACAATCAGAAGATTAATGCACAATACTAAGAAGGTGTTCATCAAGAACACCTTAATATAAAAAACTAAAGAAAGGATTTGATAATATGAGCAACCTAAATGAAGAAGCCAGTATAAAATTATTAGGCAAATTAACATTGTTATTACCAATACTAGAACAAAATTTAAGTTTGCAGCTAGAAGTTAAGAAGATAATTGATGAAACACTTTACGACTATGAAGTACAATCAAAATGCACGGATCTAATTACAAGTGACATAGAAGAAAAGGCCACTATATACCTAGCTTGCAAAAAACTAGAAGGTTTAAGCCTAAAGACATTAAATAATTATAGATTATTCTTAAATAAACTAGATCAATTTTTCACAAAACCATGTTCCACTATAGAGACAATGGATTTGCGTATGTTCCTAGCTCTTATGGGGAAAGGGAAACAAGCTACTACAGTTAATGGATATATAACAATGCTTAAAGGTTTCTTCGGATGGCTGCAAAGTGAAGAATATATATTTAAAAATCCAGCTTTTAAGTTGAAGCAAACTAAAGTGCCACGTGTAATATTACAACCATATAAAGCAGATAATTTAGAAAAACTTAGAGAAGCTTGCAGGACAGAAAAGGAAAAATGTTTATTTGAGCTTTTAGATAGCACTGCATGCAGAATATCAGAGTTAGATAATATTAAATTGGAAGATATAAACTGGCAAGAACGAAGTATAAAGGTCTTTGGAAAAGGAAGTAAAGAAAGGATAGTTTACTTTTCTACAAAAGCTAAATTGCACATGCAGGAGTATATAAGTTCAAGGGTTGGAGAATCAGAATGGCTTTTTATATCAGATAAAGGTATGCACCAACATATTAAAGTTAGAGCACTACAATTGATTCTATCTAAAATCAAGAAGAGATCTGGTGTAAATGAAAGAGTACATTGCCATAAATTTAGAAGAACTAGAGCTACAATATTACTAAATAGTGGTATGAGAATAGAAGGAGTTCAAGGGATTTTGGGACATACTACTCCATCAACAACTCAAATATATGCACAGTTGTCTCAAGAGAATTTAAGAAATGAATATAGAAAATTAGTCATGTAAACAGAAAAGGTGTTCGTTACGAACACCTCACCAGATTAGAGAATACACCTTGGAACGTAAGTTCTCTAATCAACCTATCTAAATTATAACATATTTTGAAGGATAGGTGATATAAATGGGAGAAATAAAAAATCAATTTGAATTATATAGAGATAGAGTTTGTAAAATTGAAAATAAGAGTATTGAAATAGAAAATTTAATTATTAGTGGATTAGATGAAAATGATGAAAGAATTCAAAAATTAAAATTAGATATAAAAAAATTAGAATTAGAAAATAAGAAGATAGATAACATATTAAAATTACTTACTGAAAAAGATTATAAAGTTATAAGTCTTATTTATATACAAGGTAAAGAAAAAAAGAAAGTAGCACGAGAATTAGATAGAACAAAAAGGCAAATAGATTACAGTATAAACAAAGCGTTAATAAGGATTTCAAAAGGATTAATAGAGTAAAAGTGTCATATTTTTGGCACTTTTTTGTTGCACTTTTGTCTTAATTTTGTTCTTTTTTTGTATCAAAAATTTCTCGAAAATTTCTCACATTTGTAATCTGAATCATGATAATATAGGTACATAAATAAGTAATAAACACAAAATACAAGTTCATATTTCTCGTTTTACTTTTATAAAAATAAGGAATGTCCAGTCTTATGGTTTGGGTGAACTATATTCATTTTTAAGGTGGTGGAACTTTTGGAAGCTAAAGCGAATAAAAATCCAATAGAAGAATTGTATTTAAAGGGATATGATGCAAGTCAAATCGCTAAGAAGTTAGGGAAAAAAGTTGAAGCAGTTAGAAAGTACATCCAAAGAAATTTTAGTCATTTGAAACATAAACATGATATAGCAGTTGTTCAAAGACGTGAAAGTATAAAGGCTACGAATTATGAAGCTAATAAATACATGGGTGATAGTACATTTATAAAAAAGAATAGATCAATATATAAAACTAAACCTGATGGAGATTTGGTAATTAACAGAGAAGTTGCTCCAATTGTTACATGGGATACACCTAAAAGGTTGGTTAATGAAAATAAAATGATATAGAAATTAAAGAGTTGTTATATTAGAAAATAATATAACAGCTCTTTTTAATTGCATTTTAGGAGGGAGTTTATGAGGGTAAAAGATGTTTTAAGAGAAACTGACATTGGAAATTATAAAAAGCTTATGGGAATGAAGAATAAAAAGAAAAGTGAGAAATTAAGTGAGCGTGATATAAGAGAGCTGATGTCTCATAGTTCATATACAAGACACAAAGGAGCGATAAAGCAGGTGAAATAATTATGGAACGAGTAAGAGATTGGGAAAAGGGCACAGCAGCCCCAATTCCACAAAATAAATATGAGAGATTTAAGGAAGCGTTAATTGAATATAGTAAAAGGTATTCTGAAAGAAACTTAATATTATTTATATTAGCTAGAGCTACAGGATATAGGATGCAAGATCTAGTTCAACTTACGATAGGAGAAATAAAAGATGCGCTAGAAAATGGATATTTTTTAATTCAGGAATCAAAACAATACAATCAATGGATCGCTAATTTAAATAGATATCCTAATCGAAAGAAGCCTGAAAAGCGAAAAGTATATATTGGCAACAACTTAGAGAAATATTTAAGAGACTATATCAAAGGTAAAAAAAGAGCAGAATATGCTTTTCCTTCAAATAAATCTAAAAGTGGCATTGAACCAATAGAACAAAAATCATATAGCTTAATACTTACTGAGGTTGGAAAAGTTATTGGACTAAGACATATAAGTGGTCATAGTCCTAGAAAAACTTATGCTACAAGAATATATGAAAGATCTGGTGGAGATTTAGAAAAAGTTAGAATTGCATTAAATCATCAATCAATAGAAGAAACTAAACGGTATTTGGGCATTAAGGAAAAGATGAAAGAGGATGCAGCTAAAATTGCTGATGAAGATATATAATGCGTAAAAAATAAACTGGTACTTATTTTATATAGTTTTAAAAAATTATTACTAATATATGTGTCTTAAAAAAGATATCAGTAATCCTCCATGTTATTACCTATTACATACAAAGAGATAAATACATCATAACACTAGTTATATCAATGGTTATAGCGCAATATATTAATTGATAGTATAAGGCTGTATTTTGATAGTAATTTTTAGGCTGGGAAATACAGATATTTGGGTGTATAAAAATACTGATCAATCAAATGAAAGTATGTTGTTATTAATAATGAACTAATGCATCAAATACATTATGGAAGATAAAGGAATGTTACCACTTAACAAGTTTGAGTGGTATTTTTGTTACATTTGAATCCATTTTAAGGCTTTAAATACTAAAATATTTAACTTTTTTTATAAGAGCGAAAGGCAGTGTTTTCAATGCATAAGGTAAGCAAGGTACTTCCTAGGGGGTGGGGGATATGCGGGTCTAGCGAAGCCCGGAATTTAATCGAGTATGATTTTTAAAAATAGGGTAACAAATCCATGAAAGGAGTGTGGGAAATATGGAAAAGGATTATAAATTTATAGATGATAAGTTATGCATAACCACATCAGAGATATGTAGTAGATTAGATATTTCCAGAAAGACACTTGCAGAATGGAGTGATAAAGGATGCCCAAAAGCTGCAAGAGGTTGGTGGCCTGTTTGGGAAGTGCTTGCATGGCGTGGAATTCTAACAACCGAAGAAAATATTTCTGAATCAAATATGAAAGGTACAGATGAGTATTCTTTAAATTTAAAGAAATTAAAATATGAGACAGAGTATAAAAAACAAAAAGCTGAAGAAGCATCATTTGAGAATGCAATTGCTAGAGGTGAGTATATAAATAAACATGAAATAATTATTGAGGTTAAGAGATTTCTTACAGTTTTAAAGAGATCTATGTTAGGGTATAGCAGAAAAGTGGCTAATGAAGTTTCACCATATGTAGAAAGTGATGTTGCTAGAAGAATAGAAAAAATGATAACGGAGTTGAGTATGGATGCACTTGAACAACTTAGCATCAACGGAGTATACAAATCAAAACAAAAGTAATGAATGGCCTGATTGGATTAGAACTTCATTAAAAGTACTAAAACCACCTGAAAGACTTACCGTATCTGAATGGGCAGATAAATATAGAATCTTAGATACTAAAACATCAGCAGAACCAGGAAGATGGCAAACAATGAGAACTCCATATTTGCAAGGAATAATGGATTCGTTCAATGATGTTGATATTGAAGAAATAATATTTGTTAAACCAACTCAAGTTGGTGGAACAGAAACTCTTAATAACATGTTGGGATATGTAATTGCGCAAGATCCTTCACCATCATTAATTGTATATCCTACTGACACATTGGCTAAATATACAAGTAAAAATAGATTAAAGCCCATGATAGGCCTTTCAAAAGTTTTAAGCGAAAGGTTTATGGAACTGGATAGCAGCATACTTGAATTACAATTTGATGGAATGTATGTGGTTCTATCAGGTGCTAATTCGCCATCATCATTAGCAAGCAGACCTATAAGGTATTTGTTTATGGATGAAATAGATAAGTATCCAAGCAATTCAGGAAAAGAAGCAGATCCTCGTTCACTGGCTAGAGAACGTACAAAAACTTTTGCGCATAATAAAAAAATATTTGAAGCATCAACACCCACATTAAAGAATGGTCCTATATGGTCAGATTGGGAAAATGCTGATTGCCAAAAAAAATATTATGTGCCTTGCCCTCATTGTGGGCACTATCAGCTCTTAAAGTTTAAAAATATTAAATGGAAAGAACATTCAACACCAGAAGAGGCAGCCAATACTGCTTATTATGAATGTGAAGAATGTAGAGGCATGATTACGGATAACCATAAACCTGAAATGATAAGAAATGGAGAATGGAGAAGTATAAAAGAAAGTGGCTGCAAAAGAACTGCTTTTCATATAAATGCCATATATTCTCCTTGGATAAGGTTTGGAGATGTAGCAAAGGAATTTGTAAAATCTAAGGATTATCCAGATTTATTAATGAATTTTATAAATTCATGGCTTGCAGAACCATGGGAACAAACAGAGATAAAAATGGACAGTGATCTTGTCTTAAAAAGGGAATCCGAATATGAGGAAACTGTTGTTCCAGATGGAACTTTATTATTAACAGCTGGAGTTGATGTACAGAAACATTATTTTTATTACACAATAAGAGCATGGGGAACTGGAATGACAAGCTGGAATATAACTCATGGCATGGCGGAAACTTGGGATCAAGTAGAATATATAATGAATTTACCTTATTATGATTTAAGTGGGAAGGCGTTTCAAGTTAATCTAGCATGCGTGGATTCAGGAGATCAAACAGATGATGTATATGAATTTTGTGTTATAAATCAAGATTGGGCTGTGCCAGTAAAAGGATCATCAAGCCCATTATTATCAAGATACAGAGCAAGTGTTATTGATAAGACAGGCAGTAAGGCCATTGGTATGATTCTATATATAGTTGATGGAGCTCAATATAAAGATATGATATCAGCAAGAGTACAAAGGCCGAATGGTTCAGGTTCATGGATGGTTTATAAAGGTTGTGACAGAGATTATGCAGAGCAAGTTGTATCAGAAGAAAAAGTTATAGAAAGAAAGAATGGGAGAAGTGTTTCAGTTTGGAAAACTAAAACTAGTCATGCTGATAATCACTATTTAGATTGTGAAGTATATGCAGCAGTTGCAGCTGATTTATTACATGTAAGATATCTTCAACCAGAAGAAAGAATACAAGAGCCACAACAGAAACAAGTTATTGAAAATGAATATTTAAAGGCCAGTGAAAATTGGCTAAATACTAAAGGTGGGAGTTGGTTAAAGTGACAACAGAAGAGCAATTGGAACAATTGAATGAAGCTATTAGCACCATTGAAAATGGAGCACAAGAATATCAGATAGGATCTAGACGTATTACTAAAGCAAGTTTAAGTACATTATATTCAGAAAGATTGAGGCTAAATAATCAATTGGAAAATGAAAGAAACAATGGTGGCGTATATGTAGCTAGATTTGATAGAAGATAGAATTGTTAATTGAAAGGGGGTGAAAAGATTGTGAATTTATTAGATAAAGCTATAGGAGTTATTTCACCAAAGCGAGCATACGAAAGAGCCACATGGAGACAATCATTAAGAAGTTTCTATGATTCAGGTGGAAGGGATAGACTTAATTCAAACTGGAATGCTACAAATGCAAGTGCAGAGCAAGCAGATAGAGCTCAAAGAGATATCATAAGAGCTAGAGCTAGGGATCTTGAAAGAAATAGTGATATAAGTGAAGCGATTGTTGGTTCATTTGAACGTAATGTGATAGGTACAGGAATTAATCTTCAAGCTAAAATTTTAAAAGATGAAGATAATGAAGATGAAAAATTAAATAAAAGTATAGAGGAACTATGGAAAGAATGGTGTAAAGCGCGTAATTGTGACGTTACAGGGCAGCAGAGTTTTAGTGAAATGCAGACTATGGCTATGAGAAGACTGATCATAGACGGTGGAATAATTTTTATTAAAACATACACCAAAGATGGAATAGTTCCTTTTTCATTGCAAGCAAGAGAAGTTGATGACTTGGATACTAGTAGAAATACACTACCGAGTTTGAGGAACAAAGGGAATAGAATAGTTGGAGGCATTGAATTAAATGAATATAATAAGCCAGTCGCTTATTATTTAAAAACATATTCTCCTGATGGATTTTACACAGGACAGAGTGAGCGAGTTGATGCACAAAGGGTAATATTTTTATGGAAGAAAACAAGACCTACACAGATAAGAGAAATATCCCCATTAGCTAAGACAATGCCAAGAATAAAAGAAGTTAATGAATTTGTTGAAGCAATATCTGTTAAAGAAAGAATATTGGCATGTCTTTCAGTGTTTATAACAAAACAGAATCCAGGAGGAATTGGAAGAGGAAATTCCATGGACAAACAAAGTGGATATCAAATGAAAACTATATCTCCAGGTATGATACACGAACTTCAACCGGGAGAATCTGTTTCGGCGGTAAATCCAAGTGGACAATCTAGTAATGCGAAAGATTTTATAATGACTCAACAAAGGCTTGCGGGTTCTGGGCAAGGGCTAAGTTATGAAACGACATCAAGGGATATGTCGCAAGTAAATTATTCAAGTGCAAGGCAAGGCTTGCTAGAAGATCAAAGAACATATTCAGCTTGGCAAGATTATATTAAGGATAATTTATGTGATGAAGTATATTCAGAATTTATTATATCGGCAGTTCTTTCTGGAACACTTGATATAAAAGATTTTTGGGCAAATAAGAGAAAATACTTAAGGCATGAATGGATTACTTCAGGGTGGAGTTGGATAGATCCTCTTAAAGAAGTTAATGCAAATAAAGCTGCAATTGCAGAAGGAATGGATACATTAGCTAATATTTGTGGAGCTAGAGGACTTGATTGGAAAGAAGTATTAAAGCAAAGAGCAAAGGAATTGGAATTTGCTAAAGATCTAGGGATTAATTTAGGAGGTGGAAATAGTGCCGTTAGCAAAAAAGACGAAGCCCAAACAGGGAGTTCACCAGAAAAGAACAATTGATTTAGCTGTTAGAGAAATTAATGAAGAGGAAAGACGTATAACAGTTTCTTTTTCAAGTGAACAGGCTGTACAGAGATGGTATGGACAAGAAATTTTATGTCATGATGCAGGATGCTGTAATATGGATAGATTAAATAATATCGGTGTTGCACTATGGAATCATGATAGAAATGTAGTAATAGGAAAAATTGAGAATGCAAGATGTGATGATAGTGAAAAGAGATGTTATTGTGACATAGTATTTGACGAAGACGAAGAATCAGAGAGAATTTTTCAGAAAGTAAAAAATAAAACATTGAAAGGTGTATCAGTTGGATATGGTGTCGATTGCTGGGAAGAAGTTAAGGCAGGCGCGCAATCTTCAAATGGTAGATTTATGGGACCGTGTGAAGTAGCAACTTCATGGACACCTTATGAAGTTTCAATTGTTTCAGTTCCAGCTGATGATTCAGTTGGCGTTGATAGATCTATAGAAAACGAAAAAGAAAATAATGAGGGAGATGAAAGATATATGCCAAATCCAATTAATAGTACAATGAATACTAAAGATGCAATAGATGTTAATGCGGAAAGACAAGCGGCTGTACAGGCAGAAAGACAAAGAGTATCAGATATAACAACTATTTGTAGAGAATTTGAGGTTGATTCATCAAGTTATATTAGTAGCGGAAACACTATAGAGGAAGTTAGAGCTCAAATTTTAGAGCAACTTAGAGCTCAAAGAAAACCACTTTCCAGCGGTTCATCAGATATTTCAGTTACAAAAGATGAAATGGATAAGTTTAGAAGTGCGGCAGTTGATTCAATTCAACTTAGAGGTGGAATTAAAGTTCAAAATATAGCAGAAGGTGCTAGAGATTTAAGGGGGATGAGGCTCAGAGATTTAGCTATAGAATGTTTGCAAAGAGGTGGAGTTACTAATGCTCAAAGATTAAGTAATGAAGAGCTGTTTAAAAGAGCACTAAGTCCAGATAGCCAATTTGCAGCGATATTAGATAGCTCGGTTAATAAATCAATGGCTACAGCTTATAAGGTGGCAAATACGACCTATAGAGCGTGGACAGGAATAGGAAGTAATACAGATTTTAAGGACGCAACAGTATACCAAATAAGCGAAGCTGGGGAACTTGAAAAAATGACTCAATCTGGTGAATTTAAGTTTGATGAAATGAAAGATCAAGGAGTTAAAAAATCTATTGCGACATTTGGTAGAACTTTTGGTATAACTAGGCAGGCTCTTATCAATGATGATATAGATGTACTAACTAAGATTCCAGCAGCATATGTAAGAGCAGCAGATAGAGGAGTTAATAAACTTGTTTATAAGAATTTAAAAGAGAATGTTAAGATCTATGATGGAAAAGAGTTATTCCATGCTGCGCATAACAACATTGGAACTGCTGGAACTATGTCAGATGCAACATTGTCACAACTAAGAACAAATATGAGAAAGCAAAAGAATTTAAGAGGTAAGGAAACATTAAACATTTCACCACAGTTTTTACTAGTTCCAGCTGGGCTTGAAACAACAGCAATGAAATTCTTAAATTCAACAGCATTACCAGGTCAAGATAATGCTGGAGTAAGTAATATATGGAGAAACTCATTTGACTTAGTCGTTGATGCAGAATTAGATCCAACTAGTGGAGCATTGCCTTACTATGTTGCAGCAAATCCAGCTGATATAGATACGATTGAAGTTACTTATCTTAATGGCGATGATATGCCAAAATTGGAATCTAGACTAGGCTTCGATTTCTTAGGTATTGAGTATAGAATTTATATCGATTATGGAGTAACAGTTCTTGATTACAGAGGACTTGGAATGAATGCAGGGGCTTAGTAGTTTAAGTCTTTTTTATTATAAAAATAAGGGTGTTCGTTATGAACACCTTAATTGAAAATTAGGAGGTATTAAAATATGGCTAATTTTATACAAAAGGGAGATATAATTGATTTTCCAAATGCTACTGATAAAGATATTGCATATGGGCAAGTAGTGGTACTAGGAAATCATGTTTGTGTTGCAGCAGAAGACATTAAGATTGGAGCAACTGGTGGGTTAAGAACTAATGGTGTGTTTGAGTTTAATGCAGCGAAAGCGCCAGAGATTAAAGTTGGGAGCATAGTTTATTACGACACAACAAATGATCTAGTAACAAGTGATAAAGGAACTCTTACAACTATAGCAGGGTTTGCATTATCATCAAAAGCAGCAAATACAGATGGAACTGTAATGGTTAAAATATTAGATGCTGTTACAATATCAGCATAAGTTTGGTATAAAATATGAGTTTTAAGGAGCAGATTCAAAAAGATTTAAATATAATTTTTAATCCTGACGAATATGGAGAAGATCACATTATTGATAATAAAATTGTTAATATCATAGTTGATAATGAAACATTAAAAGATAGAAATAGAAAAGAATATGATGGGATTGTTCAAGCTGAAATATTATACTTTGCCAAAAAAGAGGATTTATTAAAAGAGCCTATACCTGAAAGTGTACAGATGTTTGATGGAATTCCTTATATTATTTTTGATGCGAAACTTGATGAAGGAGTATATGAAGTAATACTTCAAGCAAGTAAAAATTAATGTCTATAAATATTAAAATTGATGATAAAGAAGTAAAAAAGGCAGTAGCTAAGCTAAGTAAATTTCCTAAGGAAATTCCTAAGGCAACATTATCCGCACTTAATAGAACAATAACATATGTTACTAAAACTATTAAAAAAGAGGTTACAAGCAAGTATTCAATTAAAGCTGGAGAGGTAGCTAAAACTTTCAAAATAAGAAAGGCAAGTAATGGCAGCCTATCAGCAGTAATAAACTCTCAAGGTCAAGTTCTGACATTGAGCCACTTCCCAGCGAATTTAAAAGCAGGATGGAGTGGCAAGACAAATGTTAAAGTAAAGGTAAAAAGATCTGGGTATAAACAAGTAAATACTACACCAGGTGCTTTTGTAGCTTCACTTGGTGGAAATCTGCATATAATTAAAAGAAAAACTTCAAAATCATATCCGATTGAAGTGTTAAGAACATTATCAATTCCCCAAATGATAAGTAATGCAGAAATAAGCGAAAAAGTTATGAAAAATGCTGGAGAGCAATTGCAAAAGAGAATTGAACACGAAGTTGAATATAGGTTAGATAAATTATCAAAATAGGAGGCATACATGACAGATGTTGAAATTTTAGATAGATTAGCTACTTTTATAAAAAATAATATAGCAACTGAAATTAAACTTGAGAAGCCACCTGAAAAAGGAGTAATTAATAAAGAAGGTGGATACGAGTTGGTTCATCCCTCAGTATACAAAGGTTGGATGCCATTAGGAAGTTTGAATGAATATGAGTATTCTGTACCATCTATAGTAGTAATGATTGATGAAGGAATAGATGATAATAGTGAGTCGAATCTTAATATGCGGCTTAAAATAGTTACTTTTGATCCAGGAGAAACAAATGAGGATGGACTAGTTAATTTAAATGGAAAAGGCTATATGGATTTATTAAATCTAATAACAAGAATAAGATTGGAGTTTGCTAAAAATCCAATAATTCTAGAAAAAGTTAATATAAATAAACCTATTAAGTGGAGCATGGACAGTCAACAAAGTTATCCATATTGGACGGCTAATGTAAGTTTTACTGTATCTATAGCTCCATTGGCATTTGACATAACAAAAAAATTCTTATAAGGAGATGAAAAAAAGTGGGATATAAACATGGTATATATGGAGAATTAGTAGCAAGTACTGAAACTATAACAAATAGTAAAAATGTACCTATATATATTGGAACAGCTCCAGTGCATAGAGTAAAGGATGCAATCATTAATAAACCTCAGCTTATTAGAAGCTTACAGGAAGCCGAAATTAAACTTGGTTATAAAGAAGATGATGATTATTCAAAATTTACACTTTCAGCTGCAATATATGCACATTTTCAAAATAAAATTAAAGCAATAGGACCTATTGTAATTATAAATGTATTAGATCCTTCAAAGCATGGAGTAAATGATAATGAAAATGTTCAAATTATTAATAAGGTTGGGATAATAGAAGATCATATATATAGAGATTCTATAAGTATAACTGATAAAGTTGAAGGAACTGATTATAAATTAGAGTATACTAATGAAGGCTATTTAAAAATAACGGATATTTCAGAAAATGGTTTAGGAGATTCAATAGCAGTTACGTTTAAGAAGATTGATCCAAGCAAAGTAGTAGATACTGATATAGTTGGAGCTTACAATGAAGAAAAAGATGAAAGAACAGGTGTAAAAGCAATATCAGATGTTTATGAAGAATTAAATTTAATTCCTTCAATTATTAGTGCACCTGGGTTCAATCAATATAAAAAGGTAGAACAGGCGCTTGTGGCAACTACAAGTAAAATATCTGATAAATGGGAAGCAATATGTTTCACTGATTTAGAATGCAGTAGCAGCACTAATACAATAGAAAAGGCTATTGAATGGAAAAAAGCCAATGCTTATAATTCTAATTCTGAAAAGGTTTGTTGGCCAAAAGGGATAATAGCAGGAAAGGAAGTATGGTTATCAATTTGCGCTATTGTTGCAAAATTACAAATTGACATACAAAATGATAATATTCCATGTGAAACCCCATCAAATAAGCAGATTGATATAAGCGGTCTAATAGTAAATGGCAATAAGATAAAGATAAGTCAGTCTAGAGCTAATGACCTTAATGAGAAAGGGATTACTACAGCAATATATTCAGGTGGTAAATATGTTTTATGGGGTCCACATATGGCAAACTATGAGTATGGTGTGACAGATAAGCCTGAAGATGTATTTGACGTTAATATAATGACGAATAAGTACTTATTAAATGATTTCCAATCAAGAAATGGTGATTTAATAGATCAGTCAATGACAAGAAGTGAAATTGATGCTCTAATAAATTCCGAACAAATGATATTAGATTCATTAGTAAGTAGTGGAAAAATTCTTTTCGGTAAAATTAATTTTAATTCAGAGAATAATTCTACTTCAGATGTTATTAATGGAGATTTTTCATTTGACACTATGGTAACTAATACACCTCTTGCTAAATCGATCACAAATAGGGTTCAGTATACCTCGCAAGGAGTAGAAAATTTATATGGAGGTGAAAAAGAATAATGGATGGGATATCAAATAAAGTTATAGATTACAGTGTCTATGTAAGAAATGATGGTAAAAGTACTAAGATGGGAGATACAACATCAGTAACTCTTCCAAGCGTAGAAATGCTAACAGATACTATAAAAGGTTCAGGAATATCTGGAGAAATAGATGTGCCAACACTAGGCCAAATAGGATCTATGGAAACCGAAGTTGCTTTAAGAGTTTCAAACGAAAAGTATGGAACTTTAATTTCAGCTAACGAGCTTGAATATAGATGGGTTACGGATGTACTTGACCCTTCAACAGGAAAAGTAAGCACTAACAATCATAAAGCATTTTTAAAAGTAATTCCCAAAAAGCATGAAGAAGGTAAACTTGAATCAGGCGCGGCACAAGATGGTAAAGTAACATACGAAACGTTAGCATATAAAAGAATTATAAATGGGAAAGAGGTACTAAATGTAGATAAATTAAATGGAATATATGCAATTAATGGTGTGAATCAACTGGATAGTGTGTCTTCAAACCTTTAATAAATATGAGTTAAGCTAGGATATAGTTATTCTAGCTTATTAATTTAGGAGGGAAAAATAATTATGGAAAATAAATTAGTATTAAAAAAACCAGTAATGATAGATGGAGAAGAAGTTAAAGAAATTAACTATAATTTTGAAGATTTAAAAGGAGAAAATCTTGAAGAAGTATTTAAAGAAGCTATAAAAAACGGACAGATTATTTCAGCTAGCTATGAATTAGATCCTGTTATTGGAGCGATGATATTTGCGGAAGCTAGCAATAATGCATATATGGATATACAGAGGCTTGGATTGGCTGATTATTCAAAGGCATCATCTCTTTCAAGAGAATATTTATTTAAGGAATCATCTAATGAAGAAAAAGAAAATTTGTTGTTATTAGAAAAGTCTATATTAGTTGATGGAGTAGAGCTTAAAGAAATACATTATGATTTTGATAAATTAAATGGAACTAGCATAGAAAGAGTATTCAATGAAGCTACAAGAAACAAATACATTGTTTCATCAAGCTATGAACTTGATCCAATTATTGGAGCTCGAATATTTGCTGAAGCTGCTGATATAAAATATGCGAATATAAAGAAATTAGCATTGAATGATTATACAAAAGCAGCATCATATGCAAGAAGTTTTTTTATGGAAGGCTTGGTTGGAGACCAAGAAGAAAGCAATTAAAGGAGATAGTAGCACAGATAACTTTAGAAACTTCTAATTCAAGAAAAGAATGTTATGAAATGCCATTGCTAGATTTGTTTGATTATTATGATTCACTGGTTGAAGAATCAGAGAGAAGAAATAAGGAATATAAAAAGCAAGTGAATAAGGAAAAGAGGTGAAGCAATGGCAAAAATGCTACAAACTAATATTGCTATTGGTGGAAAGCTAAATCCAAGCCTTCAAAAAGCATTTGCTGGTGTTGCGCAGTTTGCAAGCAGGGCTTCAAGTTCAATATCTAGAGTTAATTCTAGGAGTATAGAGCTTGCACAAAATGCTAGTACTCAAGTTAATGGAACATCGGGGAAGATAAAAGCAGCACTTGTTACAGGAACCATTGCAACAGCTGGAGCGCAGGTAGGTAAATCAATGCTTAGCCAGGCTTCAAGTTTGGAACAATATAGAAATACATTAAATGTTGTGATGAAAGATAATGTAAAGGCAGCACAAACTTTTGCATGGGCTAATGAATTTGCTAATAAAACTCCATACGAAACAGGTGAAATTGTAGATGCAACAGTTAAGCTTACTAGTTATGGACTCGAAGCGAAAAAAGTATTGCCATTAACAGGAGATATGGCGGCAGCCATGGGAAAACCTATAGATCAAGCTGTTGAAGCAATTGCAGATGCACAGACAGGGGAACTTGAAAGACTAAAAGAATTTGGGATAACAAAAAATATGATTGTAGCTCAGGGAGATAAAGAATTAGCTGGAATCGAAATTGTAAATAGCAAAGGACAGATTACAAATCAAAAAGCTTTTAATGCTGCAATGTTTTCACTTATGAAAGAACGATATGCAGGTTCAATGGATATACAATCTAAAAGTCTTAATGGATTAATGTCTACAATAACTGGAATTACTAAAAATGGACTTGCGCAGATAGCAGGAATATCTTCAGAGGGAAATATTATAGAGGGTTCAGCATTTGATATAGTGAAACAAAAAGTTTCTGCTTTGGGTGATAAGTTAACTCAAATGCAGTCAGATGGAACATTTGATATTATGGCTAATAAATTTACTGGATTTGTCCAGAATGTTTCTAATGGAGTTGATTATGTAATTCCCAAGGTAGAGTCAGTTTTTAATTATGTGCAAAATAATGGGCCACAAATAGCACAAATAGCTGAATATGTTGGAAAAACATTTATAGGATGGAAAACTATTAGTGCGGTATCATCAGGTGTTCAAGCTATTAAAGGAGTTCATGATTCAGTTACTTTACTTAAATCAGGACTCTCAGCATTAAGTTATGCAAAAATGAAGGATAGAGCTGAAACAGTATACTTAAATGGATTATATGCTAAAGATGCGATTGTAAGGAAGGGCTCGGCTATAGCAACAGGAATTCAAAGTGGTGCCCAGAGAATATATAATGCATTAAAAATAACAGAAAGAGCAAATGCATTAAAATCTATGGCAATTAATGCGAAAGATGCAGTAATAAAAGGGATTTGTACAGCAGCAACTTGGACACAAACAGCAGCACAATGGGCTTTAAATGCAGCTATGAGTGCAAATCCTATAACATTAGTGATTATAGGGATTGTAGCATTAATAGCTGTATTTATTTTACTGTGGAATAAATGTGAAGGATTTAGAAATTTCTTTATATTTTTATGGCAAAGTATACAGGCAGGAATTCAGACATTTGACGTATGGCTTACAACAGCAATGGCTACAGATTGGACAGCAACATTTGGAGCTTTAGGTCAAATATTAAATAGCTTTTTCTTTATTGTTGGTGGAATATGGAACTCTATAAAGCTAATATTTAGTGGAGTAATTGATTTTGTTAGTGGAATATTTGCAGGAAATTGGTCATTGGCTTGGCAGGGTATAGTTGAAATATTTTCAGGCATAATGAATGGAATAGGCACTGTAATGAAAGCACCGCTTAATGCAGTTATAGGCCTAATTAATGCAGCAATAAGTGGAATCAATGGAAGTGTTCAAGTAGATATTCCTGATTGGGTTCCAGGATTCGGAGGGCAACACTTTGGGGTAAATATACCTACTATTCCAATGTTTGCAAATGGTGGATTTACAAATATTCCATCTATATTTGGAGAAGCTGGACCAGAAGCAGCAATACCGCTTAAGAGAAATAATCCAAGGAGTATATCACTTTTAGAAAAAACAGCAGCAGCTATTGGATGGGAAGGAAATATGAAAGGCAATAATTCACCAACCTTTGTATTTGCTCCACAGATATCTGGAAGTGTAGATGATAAGTCGTTGAATTTATTAAAGCAACAATTTGAAGATTTTAAAGCAATGGTTTTATCTGTTTTAGATGACGAGGAGAGGATTAGTTTTGGCTAGGCAATATTATAAATATACAACAAAACAAGGGGATACTTTTGATAGTATTGCTCTTGAATTTTATGGTGAAGAAAATTATTCCGTATTCATTATACAACTTAATCCCAATTATATTAACACTGTAATATTTGACGAAGGAGTAAATCTTATTATTCCAGATATAAATATTAAAAATACTTCAACACTTCCACCATGGAAAAAGTAAGGTGAGTTTATATGAAAGTGATTTATGAAGGTACTGAAATCAATCTTGAAGTATCAGAGTGCAGAATTAATGATAATATGGGAGGAAAAGCAGACAGTCTTGCTATTTCTTTTGCTGATATAAGAAATGAGTGCAGAAAATGGGATTTTAGTAAAGGGCATACTATAGAGATTTTAGAAGAGCCTTTTAGTACAGGAATAATGTATGTTGATGGCTTTGGATGTAGCAATGGATTATATAACGTAGAAGCTATTTCTATAAAGAAAAATTTCAAAACAAAAAGAACAAGAACATGGGAAAATGTAAACTTTTTAGAACTAGCCAATGATCTTGTTAAAGATTTAGGATTAAGTTTAGAAACTTATGGAGTTAATGATTTTCAATATTCAAGGGTAGATCAGGTTCAAAAAAATAATATCGAATTTTTAAATTATAGATGTATGCTTGAAGGTTATAATCTTAAAATTAGCAATGGAAAAGCTTTAATCATTTCAGAAGAATTTTTGAAGAATCAAAAGGAAGTTTTAATGTTAGATCCATCTAGTTTTATAGGAAAATATAAGTTTAACTGCACTTCAAATCATATATATGGTGGTTGTGAAATAGTTTCAAATTCAAAAACACTTATAAAAGCAAGTTATATATATGATAAGGAAATTGGAGATATGATGAAAATTACAGATATTCCAGTTAGTTCAATAGGCGAAGGTAATAGATTTTCAAAAAATGTCCTTATGTTTTTAAATAAAGGCGAATATACAGGGGCATTTATTATAAATAAGAATACTTCAATTGCAGCAGGTAATGTAATAAAAATTGAAAATATAGATAGCTTTAATGGACGATATATCATTGAAAATATCATGCATGACTTAATATTTGGTAAATCGAAGTTAATAGTTAGAAAAATATTGGAGTGATATTGATGAATAAGAAAGGTATTGTTTCAACAATTGGAACAACTACAGCAAGAGTAAAGTTTCCAGAGCTAGATGATAGTGTTTCATACGAATTACAGATAGCACCGCATGTAAGCTTAAATGATTTTAGAGTTGGAGAAGAAGTGCTAGTTTGTTTTTACAATAATGGCTTGGAAAATGGAATAATAATGGCTAGAATGAGGTGATTAAATGTCTTTAGGAAGTTTTAGCAGTAAAGTTTTTGAAGTAAGTCAAAATAAAATATATACATTTGATGAATACTCTAGAGAAATTTCTCTAAATGCAGAAGATCAAGATGTTGATGGAGATAAGCCTTCAACTTATATAAAAGGAATAAATCTTGAACAAGTAAGTTTCAATATTAAATTAATACAATCGAGTAGTATTGACGTTGAGGCAGAAATTAATGACTGGAAAAATATTTGCGAAGCAGGTGATCCATATATGCTTTTTATTGGCGATAATCCTGTTTCGAATAATAAGTATTTATTAACAGGAATTAGTCTGAGTGATAATAGCTATACAGCCAAAGGCAAACAAAATAAAAGTACATTAAAGTTGACATTTAAAGAATATGTAAGAGCCGGTGTTAAAAAAGAAGAAGGAACTTCAAGTGAAACAAAAAAGTCAACGAAAAAAGCATCAAAAAAGAAAAGTAGTTCTTCATCAGAACCAATGTCAGATGAAGATAATGCAAGAGTAACAGAATTAGAAAATAGTGTTTTTGGAGACGAATAGGTATGGATTATGTGGTAAACTCAGATAATGTATTAATAAATTGGAATGCTAAAGAAAATGATAGGATACTTCAAAATATAAATAATATTTTGAATACAATGAAATATGAAGTTCCGTATGATCGTCTTATGGGAAGAGATCCTAAAAATTTAGATGGAAACTTTGAAAAGAATAAAGCAGCTATTATTGAAGAAACTTATGATCTAATAAATACTTATGAAACAAGAGCGATAGTAAAAAGTGTAACAGTTGAATATAAAGAAAGTGAAGAAAATAAGTATATTAAAATTCCAGTTATAAAGGTGGTGATTTCAATTTGATTAATTTTGTAGATATCAATCCTGAGACTATATTTTCTGATATATTAAATACTGTTCAAACAGAATTAGGTGAAGAGCTACATGATGGTGATGAAAGAAAACTTTTTTTAAAGTCATTAATGCCAATAGTGGTAGGAATATCAAATAAAATTAATGATACTGCAAATCAAAATTTATTAGAATTTGCCAGAGATGAAAAATTAGATGCAATTGCTACAGATTATCATGGCACAAGTAGACTACAGGCAACATATTCATTTTGTAATGGGAAAGCAAAATTATCAGCTATTCAAAATGAAGATATTCCAATAAAGGCAGGAACAAAAGTAACGCCAGATGGAATCGCAATGTTTAAAGTTAAAGAAGATGTATCTATTCCAAAAGGTAATTTGGAATGCGATCTTGTTCTTATAGCTACTTCAACTGGATCAAAATATAATGGATTTGATATAGGTAAAATTAATTATATTGTTGATCCTATACCATTTGTATCAGAAATAGTTAATACTGAAATATCTAAATCTGGATCAGATATTGAAGATGATAAATCTTACAGAGAAAGAGCTAGGTTAGCAATGGAAAGTAAAAGCACAGCAGGACCAGATGGAGCTTATGAATATTTCGCATATTCAGCTGATAATTCTATATCAGGAGTTAAAGTAACATCACCATCACCAGGAGTAGTAAAAATATTTGTTGTAGTAGATGGTGGAGAAATTCCATCACAGGAAATTTTAGATAAGGTGTATAGCAAATGTTCACCAAGAGAGGTGCGGCCACTTACAGATAAGGTTGAAACAGGTTCACCGACAGTTAGTAGTTACAATATTGAATTGACATATTATTTAGATAAAAATTTTCCAACTAATGAGGGCAAATGGAGAAAAGCCATTGAAGGAGAGAACTTAGATTTTGCTGATGGAGCTATACGAGAATTTATTAAATGGCAACAAAGTGAGATAGGTAAATCAATAAATCCAGATGAATTAAAATATCAAATTCAGGATGTAGCAGCATATGAGGTTGATAATAGAAAAATTTCTGGAGTAAGAAGAATTGAATTAGCATCACCACTCCATAAGATAATTGGAGAGAATGAAATTGCAAAGGTAGGAAGCATAACTGTAATGTATGGGGGGATGGAGTAATGGAACTTAATAATATTGATTTGTTTAGTTTACAAACTTCATACATGCAACAAGATATCTTTGTAAAAGCTCTATGTAAAGCTCTTAATCCCTATATAAAAATATTAGATAAATCTACTATATTGACATATGTTTATGGAAGAGTTGATGAATTAGACGAAGAAACTGTTGATTCACTATCATGGCAATTTCATGTTGATTTTTATGATTATACTTTAACACTAGAGAAAAAGCGACAACTAGTTAAAAGTGCAATAAGATTACACAGAATAAAGGGGACTCCACAAGCTGTAATAGATGCGTCAACAACAGTATTTGGAAGGACAAAATTAAAAGAATGGTTTGAGTATAACTCTGAACCATTTTATTTTAGCTTAGATGTTGATGTTACGGAAACGGGAGCGTCACCAGAACAATTGAGAAAATTAGATACTTTAATAAATGCATATAAAAATAAACGTTCCTGGCTTGAAATACTTAATATATTTCTAACAACAATAGGCACTTTAAGTATTGGCGCTATTGCAATAGATGCAGAGGAAATAGCAGTTTATCCATGGTCACCAAAAGATATTGATTCAGTGGTAAACTATACAATTCCTTTAGCACAGAGTGCAGGTAATGAAACTATAACAACATATCCGAAGGAGGCGATTTGATGGCAGAAAGTTATTATTCTATTTTAACTAATATAGGAAAAGCCCAAATAGCTAATGCTATTGGCTTAGGAAATAAAATTGACTTTGTCAAAATGAAGGTTGGAGATGGTAATGGAAGCTATTATAATCCAACTGAAAGTCAAACAGATCTAGTTCATACAGTATGGGAGGGGGCTATAGGTCATGTAGCAGTAGATGAAAATAATCCCAATTGGATTAATATAGAAGTTTTGATTCCGCCAGATGCAGGCGGTTTTTTTATTCGTGAATATGGAGTATTTGATGCAAATGACAATATGTTAGCTGTAGCGAAATGTGCGGAGACATATAAGCCCTTGCCAGCAGATGGAAGTACAAAAGAAATAAACATGAAAATGATAATAGCAGTATCTAATACATCAAGTATTACACTTAAAATAGATCCAACAATACTTTTTGCTAAGAAAAAAGATGTTGATGAAGTGAGTACTAGGGTAGACCAATTAAGTGTGAGTATTAATAATATTAATACACAATTGTCAGATAGGGTATATCAGGCAGCAGGTGGATCAGCTGCAGCAATAACACTTACAATTAAAGGAACGTTAGTGACTGGATATCCAATAACTTTTATAGCGAGTGCTAATAATGGTGGAGCAGCGACCACTATAAATGGCAAAAAATTATATAAACCTGGAACAACAACATCACCAAACTTAATAGCAGGAAAGGCGTATACTGTATGGTATAACTCGATAAGTGACTGTTTTTTTATAAAAGCTAGTGCGGAAGGATCTGCACTAGCTAAAGATGTGCGTAAGAATACGACTTTTAGCAATGATAATGATACCGGTATACTAGGAGGCCTTGATTTATCGTTATTAGTAAGTGGTAACTTGAGAGCAGGTGTTACTATTGATGGAGTTACGGGTAAATCTTCAGTTGTAGATACGGCTGATGCACTAGCAACAGCAGCTCAGCTGTTATCTGGTACAAGTGCTTATGTTAATGGAACTAAACTTGTTGGAAATATGCCTAATCATACTGGTGCTGATAGTCCAGCAAATAGTATAGCTGGAACTGGCCCAAGTAGAATATATGTTAGGCCACAATACGGTTATTACGATGGAAGTGTAGCATCTTACGTTGATGATGCAAATTTTATTGCAGCAAATATTATTGCTGGTAAAAGTATATTTGGATTAACAGGAACTGCATCAATAGTAAGTTTAGGAGGATTGAGGATAGCATCAGGAACAATTCCTATGGCAAGCGTAAGCTATGCTAATGGAAATAACATTATAAATTTAAGCGGATATGTCAATTTTACTCCAAAGATAATACATGGTAATAGCCCTTATTATGGTTTCGTTGATCCGGGTTGGATATATGTAATTAATTCACCTAATTCTTATACTTATATTTGTTATGCCAGTGGAGGAGTTCTTAAACGTACAGATGTATCAGCAGCTTTTTCATTGTCTAGTATTATAATTGAAACAGCGAATAATTCACCTTTGAGAGATGTTGTTTGGACTGCAATAGGGTAGGAGGAATAGACCATGAATGAAATAAATGCAAAAATCTATTATGAAAAAGCAAATGGTAACATACTAATTATAACCTCAGAATGTCAAGGGTACGTAGAATCAACTACAAAAGAACAAGATATGCAAATATATGATCAATTAAAAAATAAGAACATAGATGATGTAGATTTTATAGAATTAGAATATGGTACATTATCAAATACTTTTTCTAATGTTAAATCTTACAAAGTAAATTTAGATACAAAGCAATTAGAAGTAACTTATTATACACAAGAAGAGTTACATGCAATGCAGCAACAAGCTCGGCAAAATGAAGATTTAAATTCTAGAGTTTTTGACATATCAACATATCTGAATAACAATGTAACAACAATAGCTGATGTAGAAGATTTAATTTTACAATCAGAACAAAATAAAATTATTAATGAAGGAATGTAAAAATGAATGAAATAATAGTAAGAATTCTAAAAAATAAAATAAAAAGGGATAAGGATAGTAATTCACTAAATGTAGAAGACACTATAACTAGATTAAAGATATTTTTAGCAGGTGGAGATATTACGACAGAGCAATATGGAGAATTTGAGGAAATGCTAGTACCAACAACTAGTGATACAAATTCTAATACTCAAACTACTGCATCATAGGAAAATAGGACGTAGTAATTAAGGCATTAAATAATTTAGTGTCTTTTCTTTATAAAAATTTTAGGAGGAATATAAAAATGTACGAGGATAAGAAAACACCAAAATAAAAGATAAGAATGTTGGTTGATACAATTATAATTTCAAATACATTTGATGGTTATGGAGAGAAAATTATTAATACTTTATCAGAGCAGGGCTACGAAATAGATATAGTACAAAAAAATATTGCTGGATTACCACCAGAACAAATATTAAATATTTATAGAGTTAGGCCTTAAATTTACTACGTAATAATATTTGTAACTATGCGTAAACCCTTGTAAACAAATGGTTATACATATTTTTGACAAAGGGAAACATGGATGTAGTAAATAATTAAAAATTACAAGCAATAGATCAACGCTAATTAAGGCGTTTTTTTTATTGCTTATTTTATAAAGAAAGAGGGAAAAAGAAATGAAAAATTTATTAAACATTGATGACAAAGTAAAAGTAGTATTACAAGGCGAAGGGAAAGAAAATGTTATTGGCAATGGTGAAATTGTAACTATTTGCACTATTCAAAAAATTAGTGGAGAAATATATTACACTGGTGAATATCATCAAAATTGCACTGATGGTGGCGAAGGATATGATACTGGAATCCAGTTTAAAGAGGGAGAATATGAAAGGCTAGATTCTAATGTAAGTACTGAATTAATTGAAAATGCAGCTAAGGATAAAGTAACTGAAATTATGGAGAATTTAGTACGTGATAATAAGCACAAACCTATTTAAGGGCTTTTGGGAGTGTTTTTTATACTTGTTTTTATAAAAAAATCAGAGAGAAGGTTATAAAGTTGAAGAAACTGAAACAGTTAAATTTATTGTTAATAGTGGTTATTGTTTCTGTATTTATTTTAGAACAGCCAGCATTTGCAAAAGGTGCAACAGCTCATGCAAGTTCTGGACATGCGTCAACTTCGCATTCAACAGTATCTAAAGCAAGTGGAAGTGGATTTAAAAGTGGAAGCTTTAGCAGTAGTTCAAAAACTTCAAAAAGTTCTAGCACAAGTAGTACTAGTAAGAGTACTACAACGGCAAGTACAAAATCAAATTCGACTACTAGTTCAACAAAATCAGTTAATACAAATTCTAAAGCTTTGAGTAGAATTCCAAGCAGTTATAGTAGTCACTCAGTAAGTAATAATTACTACTATAATGTTGATAATGGTGGTAGTAGTTTTTGGAGTAATTACTGGATGTATAGAGCACTAACACCAGAACACAGAACATATATAGTAGATAATTCAAATGTAGTTGCTCCTGCCTATACCGGAGTAAAATCCATAATTCCAGATTTAATTACTATATGTGTATTCATTATAGTCATTGGAACTATAATTTATATAATTCGAAAAAGAAAGCCTCAAAGATAAGGCTTATTTTTATACGGAAATTGAAAGAAGGTTTGCTATGGAGACAATTAGTATTGCATTAATATGTACACTACTTGGAGTTATTATCAGCTATGCAACATTTCAGCTAAACAAAAGTAACTCCATAAGAGCGGAAACTAAGGAAGGAGCTATCATGGGTGCTAAATTAGATTTTATATCGCAAGGTGTTAATAACATCCAAGTTAAAATAGAAGCACAAGAGGGAAAAATGGAACTCATGAATGAAAAGATTATTAGAGTAGAAGAAAGTACAAAATCAGCACATAAAAGACTTAACGAATTATTTGAAAAAAATGAAAAAGAATAATAAATAGTAAAGGTGGAATTAAGTGTGAAAGAATTATTAATTAGTCAAATTGCCCCAGTGGCAGCTACTGCAATAGTAGCAATTTTAGTAACTATAATTAAATCGGTTGGAAATGCAGCAGTAGAAGTATTGGCCAAAAAGAAAGAACAAATTGAACAATATATAAAAACTAGTGGACATGAGCGGGATTTAGCAACAGCTAAAGAAGTATGGAATATAGTCGAAGAAAAATTCAGGATTACTGAAAATGCTGAAAGTTTATTGGGTTCCAAAGCAGATGAATTCAATAATTTATTATTGCAAAAGATACCAGGATTAAGTCAACAAAACTTAGATGACTTGAGACAAGCTATAGCTGGAGAGGTTAATAAGAGCAAAGCAGCAGTATTAAGTAAAGATGATGCATTAAGGCAATTGCAAGATACTAATACTTCATTGCAATTAGAAAATACATCTCTTAAAGAGCAGATAAATAAAGTTCAAACTTTAGTAGGTATGACACAAACAGGAAGCAATTAGTTAAAGGTGTTCTTGGCGAACACCTTATTATATTTTATTGAAGAAGGGAATTGATTTCATGAAAATAGGATTAAGAGCAGGACATAGCGATAATTGTACGGGAGCAATAGGAATTGTAGATGAACATGAACAAATGAAAAAGTATTATGCAGCAGTTAAATCAGTTCTTGAAAGTTACGGTCATACTGTAATTGATTGTAATTCAAACGCTAATACAGAGAATGGTGAACTTTCTGAAGGTGCTAATATTGCAAATTCAAATAGTGTAGATTTCTTTGCAAGTCTTCACATGAATTGTTATAACGGACAGGCTCATGGTTGCGAAGTATTAGTTTCAAGTGAAAATAGTGGAGCATATCAAGTAGCACAAAGATTAGTTCAAAACTTTAGTGAACTTGGATTTTATAATCGTGGAGTAAAATTTGAAAAATTATATGAAATGAACCATATTTCGGCGCCTAATATTATAAGTGAAATTTGTTTTTGTGATTCTCAAGAAGATATAGATATTTATAATAAAAATAGTTGGGAGCGATTGGCTCATATGTTCTGTAATGCGATAGACACTAATATTCCTAAAGTTATGGATGGAGCAGATAATACAAAAAGAACTGGGTATGTGGTTACTGGTTATTTGCCTGGTGCATATGAAGGTTACGATGGTGTCAATATAAATTATGTGTTAAGTCATTTCAAAGATGTTAAATGCTACGTTAGAGGGAATGAGAAAGGCGTATGGATTGAGACTCAAAACTTGCCTATGGGCAAATGTTTAGAATTAAAAGAAACATTGGGAAGTTGGTTTTATGATATAAAATAGTTTTTAGGGCATGGGAGTAATCTTGTGCCCTTTATTTTTATACTTGAATTGATAAACGTTATCAATTACAATATAAGTATATTATTGAAGAAGAAAAGGGTGAAATTAATGGGGAACTTAATTAAAATTACTATGTATGCAGAATATAAAAGAAAAAGAAAGAATAGGTTAAATTTAAAAACTGTAGAAGAAATAATATCAAAATACGATATATGGTTAAAAGAAACCAAAAGAGAGGATAAAATAGAAAACTATGAGGAATTTCTACAAGCTCGATAAGTATTTTTTTAGGATAATAGACAGGAGGAATCTTGTTTGTTATCTTTATTTTTTTTGTATTAAAAAGGCAGCAGCCGAAGCCACCACCAGTCCATTTTGCAAGACTATTATAACTTAAATTTACATTAAAAATCAAGGGGATTAAATAATTTGTAATTTCTACTATTTTATAGGTCTTATTTTAATAAAAATGAATAATTGACAAAAATGTGAAATAATATACAATTGTAATATAAATGTAAATAAGGGGGAAATAATAATGTCGAAAATGATAAACTGCAAAACGTGTGGAGCAGAAATAGCTAAAAGTGCTAAAACTTGTCCAAGTTGTGGAGGAAAAAATAAAAAAACTATTTTTAAAAGATGGTGGTTTATATTAATTGTTCTGGTAGTAATAATAGGTGCGTTGGCATCAGGAGGAAACAAAGGCAAGAATTCAACAGATGGAACTAAAGAAACTGCTAGTACATCAACTACTGATACAAACAAAGATGAACCTAAACAAGAAAAGGAAAAAGATACTGCAAAGGATACAAAAGATAATGTACCTAAGGAATATCAATCAGCATTAAAAAAAGCAGATACTTATGCTAACCAAATGAATTTATCTAAAAAAGGTTTATATAACCAATTAACATCAGATGCAGGAGAACAATTTCCTAAAGAAGCGGCACAGTACGCTGTCGATAATGTAAAAGCAGATTGGAAAAAGAATGCATTAGCTAAAGCTAAAATTTACCAAGATCAAATGAACATGTCTAAAAGTGCTATACATGACCAACTAGTATCAGATGCAGGAGAACAATTTACTGAAGAGGAAGCACAATATGCTGTAAATAATTTAGAAAATTAAAACGTACAAAATATAGTATAATACATAGAGTAATTAACCATTGCTTAAATGTTTTTATATAGCGGGAATATAAAAAATTCCTACATTATTATATATGCAATTTTTAAATATGTAATATTAGACTTTTTAAATTTGTGTATAATTATATGTATAACTAACCTATAACTAACAAAATGATTTTAAACTATTGATTTTATAAGATTTCAAATTCTCAAAGAGATAATATTTGGAGATCAAAAATCCCACAAACGCGGTGTTTGTGGGATTTTTATTTTATATAAAAATATGTGATTTTAAAGAACAAATATAAATAATAGTTATTACATTTCTAGTAATGCGGTTCTGGTGCCACTTCCTAATATAGTTATAAATTCTTCTATTATATATATGTTCAAACTAAGCCTATATATTTTTGCCTTAAATGAATTCTTTAGCTATTACAAGTCTAAATATGGCGCTACTATATACAATATATATAAGTTCTAAATGGTATAATTCATTTTTAATAAAATTATTAACATTTCTATATATGGTAATTACAAATGGATTTCAATTGATGAAATATTTTAGATATTATATTAAAAATTGTGGTGATACATCTATTGGGTGTTCTATAAAATATGCTTAATAAAAAATAAAAGTTTATTAATATAAATGAATTTGAATAATTAAGATTGTATAGCAAACAATACACTATGTAAGTCTAAATGATTTGGAGGAATAGTTTTATGAGAATGAAAAAATGGATAGCATTGTTCTGCATATTTTGCTTAATGTCTGGAATTCCAGTAAGAACAAATTCCGAAGAAAATAAAGATAAAAGGATAATATTGATAGATCCTGGTCATGGAGGAATTGATGGGGGAGCAAAATCAAAGAGTGGAACTATAGAGAAGGATATAAATTTATCTATATCCTTAAAGTTAAAACAGGAGCTGGAGGATGCTGGATATGCTGTGTATATGACAAGAGAAGGAGATTCTCAATTGGATGCGAAGAAAGTTAAAGATCTCAATGCCAGATGTCAAATGAAGAAAGATGTTAAATGTGATACATTTATATCTATACATCAGAATATGTTTCCACAGTCCAGTTGCTTTGGGTCTCAAGTTTGGTATTCATCGAATGAGATCAGCAAGTCTTTAGCAGAAAATATTCAAGCATCACTCAAAGAAACAATAAATGACAATAATAAGAGAGTTCCCAAGGCAGCAAAGGAACAATATAGAATACTTAGAGATGGATATGAGGGTGCATGTGTTCTCGTAGAATGTGGCTTTTTATCTAATTATGAGGAAGAGCAAAAACTAAAAAGTGATGAACATCAGGACAAAATAGCAAAAGGAATAACAGCTGGTATCAATAAATATTTTGAAAGTAAAGATAGCTAG